CTTAAAATGATGGCAAGCCATTTATTCAATTGTGACTATGGTGCTTCCTAGTAGGCACGCTAAAAAGACCTTGCCAAAACGCTATTCGCTGCCATATCTTGCCTTTCAATTGTCGACGTCGAAAGTGGACATAAGATTTACAGGGTCCCTCACCCTATGGTTCCCATTGGGATTCACACCCAGGTACTTCATTCCCTTCTTATTAGGGGGCCTTTTAACGACTTGCCCAGGTCGTGATTGTGTTGTGTTTAATTAACTATTTAGTTAATTCTCTGATAGTCCATCTATCAGATGCAAGCTCGGACTCGCTTAATGCTCTATAAGCATCTTGTGTCTTTTTGAATTCGCCATATCTTTCATCTTGGAAGATATAAACGTTCTCATCACCGACTTTTGCAATTCCCTTAAGGGTGTAATGGAATCTGTTGACGTGGCTAATTACTAAATAAGTAACTCCTATTTTCATTTCAGAAGCATTTAATTTAATAATTGTGCTTCCATTACCGGCGTGGCTTAATGATTTTTCAATCATTACATCGACACCTAATTTGCCTCCCAAAATAGCTTCGGCATCGATTCCCACTTTAGTGAGTTGCGCATTGATGAAATCATAATTGATTTCGTTTGGGTCATAAGCCTTACCAATAATTGGTTTGCGGGCCCAGCAACGAATTGTAGTAGCGTTATACGCTAATTTGTCACCCAATTCGCTAAAAGTGACGTTGACTTTTGTGTTTGACATAGTCATTTCTCCTTTCACTCAAAGTCTTATTATAAATAAGATCGAGTCACACACTCTCTCTCATCTACACCATTATTATACGATATATACCCTGTGACTGGAAGCAGGGCTCGATGTATCCAGGGAGCGGTTTTAACATACTCGATCGAGTAGTTGCAACCTAATAAATCATAGGAGAATTAAAGAAAATAAAAAACCTTTTCGTACTAGATTTTGTATACCACCAACAAACTTTTCGATTTTGCTTGACTTTTATATAAATATTAAATTATAATATAATTAAGATAAGGAGGACACTAAATTATGAAGTGTAGAATCTGTGAGATTAAAAACAAAGACTTACTCTTCGATCTCGAAAGCTGTTTAGAGAAGTCTGGTGGGATCTTATCTTCTCAAGATAAAAATGAGCTAAATAAAAAGTATCCGGATGAGGATATTATAAATAAACTAACTGATGAAGAATGTGAGCTACATTGGAATTTTCACATGGCACCAAGTTATGATATGCCAGCTGCAAGTCCTGATGAAGAAGCTGTTAAAGATTCTCTTACAAGGGATATCAACAAAGATGAAGCTTCAATTCTTTATGATTTAGCGAAGAAACAAACAGCTACTTTTAATCTTATTACTAATAAATTAAATAATACTATAAAGGATAGCGACGATATTAATGAGTTAGCTTTACCAACAAACTTATTAGCGCTTTATAGAGAGACCGCAGGATCTATTAGAGAAACAGTTAAATTGATTAAAGATATTAATGTCGACATTAATGGATCAAAGAGTGGTGCATTAGAAGGATTAAAAGCTTTAGCAAATGCATTAAAAGATAATGGCGAGGAAAAGAAGGACCTCTCTACGGACAAGTTTGATTACTAAATTAGGGAGCTTTCGCTAAAGCGTCATTTTCAATTATTTTAAGGCGGGTGTAGGATATGGCAATTGATTGGAAACCTTTTAGTCCAAAACAAAAAGATTTTATCAAGAATTCTACCGCCAAAATGAATATTGCTACAGGATCAGTCCGATCTGGTAAAACTATTGCTTGTACTATTAGATGGATTGATTACTTAATAAAAGGGCCGGATGCAGACTATGTCATGATGGGTAAATCATTAGGCACTCTAAAAAGAAACGTTATTAATGATTTATTTGATATAGTAGGTCCTGAAAATGCTAAATGGGTAGATAGACAACAAGGTGAAATGTTGATTCTAGGTAAGCGAGTATATGCAATCGGTGCAGCAACTGAAGAAGCCGAAGAAAGAATTAGAGGTGCTACGTTTGCAGGAGCTTATTGTGATGAGGCTAACTTATATCCAGAAAGTGTTTGGATGCAGTTACAAGCTAGGTTGTCTATTCCAGGAGCAAAAACATTTGCAAACTGTAACCCAGATTCACCATATCACTGGTTTTATAAACAAGTGCTTAGGAACAAGTTAATTGATAAAAAAGTATGGCAATTTGATATGGACGATAACTTATCGTTGACAGATGAATATAAGCGTCAATTAGCTTCTCAGTTTAGCGGCGTATTCAAGAAAAGATTTATTGATGGTGAGTGGTGTGTTGCAGATGGAAAAATCTATGATACGTTTGATCCAGAAAAACATGTTATAGATACTGCACCTGTTGTAAATAAAATACCTCTTATATCGAGAGAGTATTACATAGCTTGTGACCAAGGCACTTCTGTAACTTGTTCGTGGTCGTTTATTTGCAAAGATAGAAGAACAGGTATACATTATAAGGTAGCTGAGTATTACTATGTAGCGAAAGATGAAAGACATCAGAAGGATGATGAAGAATACTTCAAGGATTTCCAGAAAATGATTGAACTAGTAATACCTAGAGAGTTGAGGGACACAAAAAGATTGCCAGTATATGGTGATCCAGCTGCATCATCTTGGGACGCAATGCTAACGAATCATGGATATAACTTCAGACACGCGAATAACGATGTGATAGAAGGTATTAAATTCGTTCTTCAATTATTAAATGCAGGGAAGTATTTCATTGATAAGTCCTGTAAAAATACAATTGAAGAGTATGATAACTATTCTTGGGATGAAAAAGCTCAGGAAAAGGGTGAAGATAAACCTAAAAAGGTGTTTGACCACGCCTGTGATAGTGATAGATATGCATTATATACGCACAATAAGAATAATGCATCTGGTATTTATAAAATAAGGAGGGCGTAACTATGATTTTTGGAACAGAGGGGAACAAATTACATTATGATTTGGACTTTTTAGAGCCTGGACACCGTTGGATGCCTCCAGAAGATTCTATTCGAATGGACAAATACGAGTTTGCCAGAGAAGAATTTGAATTAACTCCGGAAGATATGATTGATCAATTGTTCCCAACGGGATTGTTAAATCTTAAAGATTGGAAAGAATTCGGACATTCTATTAAATTATTAGGTTATCCAAGATTATTAACATTAAAAACAGCAGATATGGTCATTGGAGAACCTCCATTGATCAAAGTTCAAACTGAAAGGAAAGAAGAATCAAATGCTCAGAATGCTTCTAGCGATGAAATTACTGAAAAAATTAAAGATATTAGAAGTGCTGCGTTATTTGACTTTTATATGAAACAAGGTTTGTTTGATTATTCAAGATTTGGAGTGTTACTTATAAGAGTATTTAAGGACGAATCTTCGGGTAGAGCTAAATTAGTTGCATGGAATCCTAAAGAGTGGGTACCAGTATTTTATAATGATGGCACTCGTAGAATTAAATATAACGTTATCGGTTGGTATGAAAGTAACGAATTATTAAAAGTTCAAATTCACGATACTAGAGATGGTTCTTATGAAGAAAGATCTTTAGCTACTGACGGAGCTGGTAATATTATTAAATTAATAACCTCTAAAAAATATAATAAGAAGAGTGGAAAGAAATTATTCTTTGCGATTCCAAACACTCCAACTACGACCAATCCAATAGGTACTAGTGATTATGAAATCATTAATAGATTGTTACAGAAGGCAATTGAAAGATTGACAGCTATTTTAAGAGTTTTGGATGAACATGCTGATCCATCTATGGCAGGTCCAAGTTCGCTTCTTGAAAAGGACGATAAAGGTGAGTTAGTGTTTAAGACATCAAAATATTATGCAGTCAATCCTGAAGAAGAAAAACCATCATATATTGTATGGGAAGCTAATTTAGAAAGTTCATTTAAAGCATTTGAAACATTATGTGAACAAATCTATATTTTATCAGAAATGGGTACTGCATTCTTAGGAGTATCTAAATCCACCGGAAATGCTGTATCTGGAACTGCAATGAGATTTAAGATGATTTCACCGCTTGAAAAAGCAAGAAGAATTCAAAACGATTTATCTCAACCAGTTAAGGAAATTATTTCTTCAATGTTATGTATTGAAAAGATTGTAGTAGATCCAAAAGATATTAACGTTGCTTGGAAAGATTCACTTCCAAAAGATCCAAGAGAATTAGCAGAACTTACTAAATGTGAAGCAGGTTCAACAGCCGTTAAACCATTGTTACAAGCAATTATGGATAACTATGGAATTGATGAAGCAACAGCTGAAGAGTATGTTCAAAAGATTCTTGAGGAACAACAAACATTTGCAGATCTTAAGAGATCAGGAAACAATAGCGACGACGATACTCAAAATAATAGAACAAAGGGTTCTGTGTTGAATCCTGCAAATGATCAAAATAAAGGCGGCGCTGATAATCCGCTTAAAAAGTAATTATAACATATAAGTAAACATTTCAAACGATTTTGCTTGACATTATATTATTTATATTTTATAATAAAATTAAGATAAGAAAAGATGATTCTCCGTCAATTCTTATTTCACGAAAGTGAGAAACTAGGTTAAGCTCACCGTAACGAGCGGAAGGAGGAAAGCTATGAAAAAGTTTTTGCAAAAGTACGGCTTATCCGAAGAACAAATTAATGCAGTATTAGCAGCTTATCAAAAAGAACATCCAGAAGCTAAGGAACTTCCTGAGTATATTGGAAAAGTTCGATTCGATGAAGTTAATACTAAATTAAAAGATTCTGAGAAGAAAGTGTCTGACTTAACAAAACAACTTGAAGAAGCTAATAAGGGTTCTCAAGCGGCTATCGATGCAGCAGTAAAAGCAAAAGAAGATGAATTAACTAAAACATTCAAAACTGAAAAAGATGCATTAGTAAAAGAACATTCAACTGAAATTGCTATTATGAATGCTCATGGGAAGAACATTAAGGCTATTAGAGCATTAATTGATCCTGAAAAGCCAATTGATGAAGAATTAAAGCGTATTCAAGAAAGTGACTCTTACTTGTTTGGTTCTGGCGATGACATTCCTGGAGGCACTGGTAAATCTGGTGGTTCTGGTGATGGTAAAGCTGATAAGGAATTACAAGCAATGAGAGAAGCAGTTGGAGTTATCTAACTCTAAAGTCGGCAGACTATAAATGCTAACGTTTTAATAGGAGGATATTAGATTTATGAACGTTATTGAATTAGTTAAAAAGTATCTCCCTGTGCTCGATGAACAATATCGTCAACAATCCAAAACCGCGGTATTAGATATGCCTAAGGAATGGGTGAGAGATACAACCAACGCCAAGAAAGTTAAGATTGCCAAATACAAAACTGACAAACTTGGTGGCTATTCTAGAGCTAATGGCTTTGTCAAAGGCTCAATGGAATTATCTTGGGAAGAACACGAATTCACTCAAGATAGAGGTCGTTCTATTCAAGTCGACCATGAGGACAATGAAGAAACATTTGGAATGGCTTTCGGTCGTTTAGCTGGAAGATTCCAAAAAGATGCTGTCATTCCAGAATTAGATGCTTATCGTATTTCCGTTTATGCAACTAACGCAGGACATACAGACACATTAGTCCTTGGCACAGATTCAGTCTTAAGAAAGATTGATCACTTAGATGCCTTAATGGATGATGAAGAAGTTCCAGAAGAAGGAAGAATTATCTTCTTACGTCCATCTGTTTACGAAGAAGTTATCAACGATGCTTCTATCGAAAAGAAATTAGAAGTCAATGATGAAATGACAAAAGCTTTAAATAAAAAGATTTATAGCTATAATGGTCACCCACTCATCAAAGTTACTTCAAAGAGAATGTATACCGCCATTACACTTTATGATGGCACTACAGAAGGTCAAGAAGAAGGTGGCTATGTTAAAGCAGCTGGCGCTTCAGATCTTGGCTTATTAATGGTCACTCAAGATGCAGTTGTCCAAATCTCCAAGAGAGCTGTCGCTCGTATTTGGGCTCCATCTAAAGATTTGGCCGCTGGCTGTGATGGTGTTAACCCAGATGCCGATGCTTGGAAGTTTGACTTCAGAGTTTATCATGATGCTTGGGTCTTAGAAAACAAAGCTAACGGTATTGCAGCCTTAACATTAGCTTCTAACTCCAACGAAAGCACCAATCCATAATTAAAATATTAGGAGGTGAGCTGTATGTATGCAACAGTTGAACAAGCGAATGCTTATGTAACGAGCTATTATGGCTCAACCGATAATATTAGAGTTCTATGGGAAGCTTTATCTGATGCAGATAAGCAAGTCCTCTTAAACAGAGCAGAACAAGTAATTGATTTACTCCCTTATAGAGGTAAGCCACTCGAACACGGTAAGGCTTTCCCTAGAGAACCTAACAAAGAGCTCTCATTACAAAGAGCTCAAGTAGCTACAATTGAACTAGCAGTTCAAACTCACGGTAATATTGAATCTCAAGAGAGATTGGCATTACAAAAGCAGGGTGTTAAATCTTACAAGATAGGCGACTTATCTGAAACATTTGCAGATATAAACTATGATAGCTTCGTAGACCAATTTGTATTAGATGTGGTAGGTCCATATTTAAGAGATTGGATGGGAGGTTCATATAGAATATGTCATACACGAATCAGAAGGTAAGTTGGGAACCGTGTGATCCAAATAAAGTCCCTATTGATCAAAGTTGTCAGCTAAAAGATGTTAACAATGAATATATTGTAACAGATCAAAACGCTGTAATAGTATGTTCAATTAATTCGTCATTACTTTGCGGCGATGATGCAGCTATAGTAAGTAATTATACTATTGTAGGTGCTGGTGGTCAAGAAAATCTCTATGGAGATGATATTATGGATATATACGGTGATATATGCAGACCTCAAGAGATTGAAGTACTTGTAAGAAAACAGCCACACGAAAATGTAATCAATACTTCCGACGGTAGAACCTTATTAACTAAAAGTATATTTTATGCGGATCCAAGAGTTGAACCAAACACAATGAAAATTGCAAAGATGGATAAACTTGATGGTGAAACAGTTGTTCAAATCTATGTTATGTGTGATCGATATAACAAACCTAAGATGGTTAGATTCATAACTGTATGAGAAGAAAAAGTAAACGCTTTTCGTCCCAATATAGACAACGAAGAGTAATCATTAGAAGTAGATCACTCGATACAGATGTAGCAAAGATTGAAGAATTACTTGCAGCGGATTATCAAGATATTTGGAAAAATCATTTAGAAGATCTAGAAGACTTAGCCGAAGACATTGAAAATAACGCAAAGATATTAGTTCCATTAGATACAGGTGCTTTAAGAGATAGTATCATGGTACGTGTTTCAAGAAGTCCAAGATATCCAGGAATTATAGCTCACGCAAGTGCAATCATGGACGGCTTCGATTACGCTCTTATTCAAGAAGAAAACGAAGATTACAAACATGAAGAAACAATTACTGATAAAGATGAATATGGTAGAACCGTTGAGTCAATAGGAGATAGTGGAAGAATGGCTCACTATTTAGGTGGATCGTTTGCATTATTCTTATCAGACTATTATGAATCTATTACCGGAGAAGAGCTTATGTTACCAGCGGAATTAGAACACGCTAAAGACTATATATTAACAAATGGAGGAGATTGATATGTTACAGATTGAAGAAACGATTAGATCATTAATGTTATCAGCTGATCCAAGAGTGTATATAGGAGAAGCATCTATTGATGTTGATAACTGTAGTTGGATTGTTTCCGTATCAGGAAAATCAAATGTTCATTTTGATAAAGAAACATATGACTATCCGAGCTACATTGTCTATGTTAGAGGTGTTGATAACAAAGAAGCTAAGGTAAGAGTTGATAAAGTTTACCACAAACTAAATAACTATACTGGAAGCGGCTTTGTTATCCTAACAAGACAATTACCTAGATATGTAGGTAGAGACCAAAAACACCGAGCAATTTATTCATTTAGAATAGAATATCAATTAGGAGGATATTAATATGTCTAAACCATATTCAGGCTTGACAGCCCGTGTTCAATTAAATGGAACCACAATTGGCTATCTCAATAGCGTCACGCTTAATCTTGAGAAAGATATCGCAGAGGTTCTCCAATTCGGTGCACAATACAAAGAGAAACTTCCTACAATCAAAAACTGGACAGCTAGCTCTGATGGTACTGTTGCATTTGAAGCAGGTGATTCTCAACATAAATTATATCAAGCATTTGACTCAGGCGAATTAGTTACCTTAACAATTAAGCTTGATGAAAATGTTTACTTTGAAGGTGATGCATTAATTAGCTCATTAGAGATCAGTGGTTCACCAGACGATGCTATGAGCATTAGTGTTGAATTTGAAGGTAGTGGAGCAATTAACTTCAACTTACCTCAAACTGTTTCTGTAACACTTAGATCAGGAGTTGGTGGAACAACCAATCCAGCTGGCGTTATTAGATTAACTAAAGGTTCAACATTAACAGTTACTTGTTTACCAGCAGCAGGCAAGACAGCTGACAAATACGGCTTAAATGGAGCTACTCCAGCTACTGCTATTACAAACAACACCTTTACAACTGCAGCTTTAAATGCTGATACAGCTATTGAAGTTACATTCAAGAACGCTTAAACAAATAGGGGTAGCTGAACCAAGTAGGCTATCCCTTTATTCAATTATAAGGAGATCAATTATGAAAACAATTAATAACTTAAACTTTGACACATCAATTAGAGTCTTATTCAAGGTCAAAGAAATAAAGGGTCATAAGACTTTAAACGAAACTTACGCCTATGTAGGCAATAAGGAAGATATCGATGCTATGATTGATGTAGCATTAGTATCTTATAACTTAGCAAACAATACTCAATTGACTGAAGATCAATTTCAAGAGGTCTTAGCTAAAGAAGGTATTGGCTTAATTAAGATGATTACAATATTCGGAGAAGTTATCGAAGCTATCATGTTTGATGGCACAACTGACGAAGAACGAAAAAACATAATGGCTCTAGTGGAGAAGCAGTCCAAGAAGTAACTTGGTACGAATTCTTTGTTAGCGCATCTAGAGTCGGATTAAAACCTAATGAATTACTAGATTTAACAATTGAACAATATAACGCATATTGTGCAGGATTTAGATATAAGTGCGCTGATGATCTAGTAAGTCAACTAACTGCGGCTTATTATAATGCTTATTGGAATGGTGCATCGAAATCAAAGAAATCATTGAACGCCGTTACAAAGAAGATATATACTGATTTGAACCAAGAGGTATTACATAAGAAGGCTCCTAAGATTAATAAAGAAGCAGTTAAAAAAGATTTTGAAAGAATGGAGGCTTTGAGGAAAAATGGCTGGTGGCAAGACTAACACAATTGTATATAGATTTGAGGGTGACACCCGTGATCTTGAAGAAGATATTAAAAGGTTGACCTCGAAGTTCAAAAGCCTTAAAAAAGCTAAAACCGATTCTGTCACAGGCTCCTACTCTTATGAAGGAGAAACTTTAGATTTGATGCAAGCTTACGAGAAAATCGTAAAGGCACAAAGAGGCGTCAGATCGATGTTAAAGAAAGGTCAAGGAATCCTTACTAAAGAGGATAAAGAAGACCTTAAACAATTAAGAAAATTAAGAAGTGAAATTGAAGAAGGCTTAGCTAATCCTGACACTTTTAAGGATGCTAAGTCTGTTGATGCGTATCAAAAGAAAGTAAAGACCGCTTTACGTATTGCTCATAGACTTAGAAAAAGAGCTTTAGAAGCGTCTTCCAAAACAGAGTTAAAAGAATCAAAAGCTGTTGCGAAAGAAAGAGAAAGATTAGAACAATCTTTATCTCCTGAGGAACAAGCTGCCGCTTCGTTAAATGCTCAAAACTTTGAAAGACTTAAAGGATTTGCTGATATGAGTAATCCTCAAGAAGCTGCTTTTATTGAAGAAATGCAATCAAAAGTAACTGCTTACAAAAGTGCCTTGAAAGATTTCAATGCTGAACAATCTAGATATAATTCTTTAGTAAATAAATCAGAGACGGACACTCAAAGATTCGAACAAGCTCAAGCTAAATTAGCTGCTGCGACTGTATCATTAAATGATGCTTATAAAAACGGCATAAATAACTTGAGAAAAATGTCTCAATTACAAAATAAATCAAATAAGAAGAAAGGCGGTTTAATGCATGACTTCGGTAAGAAATTGTATAGTCAAACATTAAGACAAATCGCATCTTCAATTATTAGCGCCGTTATAAGCGGTGTAAAAGAAGCTTTAGCTAAAATATCTCAAGTATCTGATTGGTTTAATAATACCATGACTGAGATTACTTCAAGTCTTAAATATGCTATTAATTCTATTGCAGCATCAGTTGCTCCATTATTAAGACTAGTAGCACCTATCTTTGAATTCTTAGCCGATTTGATTGCTAAGTTGTCAGAAAAGTTAGGTAAGTTTTTTGCTTTATTAACCGGTAGCGATACTTGGATTAAAGCAACTAAACAAGTAGAAGATTATAGAGATGCAGTTAATAAAGCATCCGGCGTCAAAGGTATTGATGAATTAAATAAGTTGGATCAAGAAAACAATCCTTTTGAAGAGGTAGACGTTGATAGCACTTTGAATTTAACATTTGACCTATTAAGCGTTATAGATCAAGTATTAGCCGATTTAGAACCTTTATTAGATGTTGTATTTGAATTGCTGGATAAAGTATTAGAAGTAGTAGGTGCTATACTATTACCAATTATGGATGCTGCAGAAAAGGTATTACAACCTATTGTAGCTTTAGTATCAACTATATTAGATGTTGTTATAATGGTCATTGATCAACTGATGACTTCTTTAAATCCTTTGGTTGAAAGCTTAGCATATTTGTTAAGCGATGTAGGCAAATTAGTAACACATATTGTATTAGCTTTAATGCCTTTGATTGAACCTATTCTTCAAATAGTTTGTGCAGTAGTAGATTTAATTGCTAGCGTATTAAGTGACGTTATCGATTTAGTTGATTTCTTAATTCAACTATTAGATCCAATATTATCAGGTATTGTTGTTGGTGTTGCAGGTGCATTTGGCCTTATCTTAAGTATAGTAGCTCAAATTGTTTACTTAGTAGGAGCTATCGTTAAAACGCTTATAAAAGTATTTACATTCCAGTGGAACGAAATTCCATCTGTGTGGTCTAACTTTGCAGACATGTCTAAAAACTTATGGATAGGATGGGGTAAGACGTTTAAGTCAAGTACAGATGGAATATTTGGAACCGCGTCAATTGACACATCTAGAATGGCTACGGGAGGTGTTGTTTCTGAGCCAACATTAGCTATGGTAGGTGAAGGTAAGTATTCTGAAGCAGTAGTTCCATTAGGACAATCACCTCAATTCGTATCTATGAAACAAAGTATTGCCGAAGAAGTAGTTGCTTCTTTAGGAGTTAATAATAGTAGCAATCCTAGCGTTTCTGATAGACCGGTTATATTAAACATTGATGGTCGTACTTTAGCAAGAGCTTTATGGCCGCAACTTATTAACACTCAATATCAAGTGGGGGTGAAATTAAAATGATTCCATTAAAATTAGAAATAAATAATACTCAAAAAGATCTCTGGGAGATTATGGAACCAGATGTCGACTATAGCCAAATGACTGAAGAAGAGAAAATATCGTTCGCACTCGCAAGAGGAATGTTTCCTTCTGAGGTAAAGTTGGCTTCAGAAACTTACTGTCGTAATAGCGATAGAACTGCTAACTATGAATTAGAAAAAATAAACAACGTAAATGCCAAGGCTAAGCCGGAATTTACTTGGTCCTTAATAAAAATTGAATACGTAGAAAGATTGTTGTTATTTTTGGGGTTTATCTATGATTATAAGGATGTTGATGGTCAAATACAACCTAGACTTGCTCCTGAAATATACGTAACTTATAGAGATTTTATAGGTATGAGAAGAATCAAAGCTTACTTAGGAGCTAGCCTAGATGGTACGTTAAAGGAAATAGTCACTCAAGAAGTTGATCCTCAAAGTCAATCGCTTACTACCGTTAGAAGACAATATTGGGAGAACTTTAGAATAGCATTCCCGGAAAGGTAATCATTATGAATTCTTTATTAATTGAAATAGTTTATAATAATAAATCGTATTGGTTTGATGAAGATATTATATCTTTGCAATACTCTGAGAATTCTAAAGATAGTGATTTGTCTCCAGCTCCTGGCGTAATTGAACAAAATGCTTCAGCAAGGTTATATGATAGAGATGATTATTTTATTCGTAAAATATGTAACGAACTAGAAGAGGTTCTTAATGGTTGTCAATTGAATGTATATTCAAAAGGACCTTCGTCATTACTTTGCGGCGATGATGCAGCTATAGTAAGTAATTATACTATTGTAGGTGCTGGTGGTCAAGAAAATCTTAATAGAACTAACAGCTATATTATTAGCTCTGTAGAAATTGAAAAAGATAATTCTATTTTGATTATTCAATGCAGTGATATAACTAACAAATTATCTAGATTAACTTTTAATAACTTAGCGGTTGAAAATAGATCTATACACGATTGGTTAACTATTTTATTCGATCAATTTTTAGAGGCATCGACTTGGTATTATTCATCTAGTGAAATTGAATATCAATGTAAGCATATAGTTATTCCAGATAGTTATGTTGACAATATGAATGGTAGAGAGTTATTAGATACTATTTGCAATTGTGCTTCTTTAAATGTTTATCAAGTGAATGGTATCTTTTATGTATCTAGTAGCATAGCTGGTATTGATAATGTATCAGAAGAAGATGTTAAGATGTTAACTCCTTATAGCTACAATAAAGGAATGAAAAGTTATTTGGATAGAAAGAATCAAATTGATACTATAAAATATGAGTTGTACGTACAATCAGTGCAAGAAGAAACTTTAACTACTCAAAATATAACTAGTGTTAAAAGAGATGGAAGTAATGTTAATTTACCAATAACTAATAAGGTAAAAGATGGTACTTATAGATTCAAAGAAGAAGAAACAAATGTAATGGAAGGTAAAACTCTTACATGTATTTATAATAATGGTCCTTATAGATGTTCAAAAGGTTATGCCGGCGTTATGATGGCTAGTAAAACTTTTACTGTAAATATAAGTGATCCAGTATCTAGTATAAGCGCTCAAATAAGTTATAATGGCGGTTCAATGATTGCTTCAGATATTGCAGGGGAAAAGATAAAATGGCCAAGTTCAGGACAATGGCATTTTAGTGATTTGATCTACGCAGTTGATGATGCTGAACATGTTAGCTCAACTTGGAGTAACTCAAGTAGTTATGTTGACTATGTTGATCCAGCAGGTATTAATGTTAATCCTTATGTGAGCAAAGTAATACAAGCTGGTGGAGAACTTACTCCGGTAGATGGCTCTTATATAATAACAAAATGGACAGGAACAACATCGACAATCGCAAGCGATTATAAATGGACATCATCTAAAAGAAATTATTGGACAGCTGGTGAATGGGATGATGTTGCTGGCGAATGGACTATTGGTGGCTACGCAGCAGTAATGAATCCATCAATTTTTTATAACAGTAAGAATAACAAGATGTCTAAACAAGATCAACAAATAAAAGGATTGCGAGATGCAAATATTAAACCTACAGCAAACTTTATTAAGATATCGGATTACTCATATGAAGTAACAATTAATGTTCCTGTATTTTATGCTTATGCAGCTCACACCGAGTTCAATTATGGCGCGACAATTATTGAGGTCGGTTGGTCAAAGTTAGATTCGTTGGCCTTCTATGATTTTGTAAATTCTATCGATGTAACCGTTAAAGGATATAAATATTTAAGTCATACTAGCGAAATATCATACTCTTTAGATTCATCAGGAAACTTAACTAACATTACAACTGATAATGGTATATTTGAGGTAGGTGCTAGTCAATTATTGAAAGTTAATACTAAGTATTACTTCGATCCTGATCATCCAAGTATAAGTTATTATTGGTATGAATGGTATGCTAAAAAGCTTCTAAATGAATATAAAGTAGCGAAATATACAGCGATTGCTGATGTATTAAATGATTGGATAGAAAGCAATAACATTAAAGTAAATAGTGCTGTTTCAATTATAAATCCTGATAGAACTTTGTTAACAAAGAAAAACGGTAACGCTCGCAAATACAATATAATAGGTCGTACAGGTTCAATATCTAGAGGTAGAAGGTGTTTAATAACTGATTTACCTACTCATGGAACTGTTACAATAACAACTCCGGTAGCAGCGCATCCTGATTGGTATTACACTATGAATAGTGATTATGAGTTAAGATGTTGGGGAGGTGAAAGATACAGTGCTTATTTATCAGATGATTCAAATCCAAAATTGTTTGGTATAGTGTCAAAGGTTCAATCAATAAATATGATATCAACAATAACTTTACACAAAGATTATCTTCAGATTGTAGTAAAAGGAGATTCTTATAATAATTATTATACAGCTGCTGATGTTTCTAGACAGGATTTTTATAGGCAAACTTTCAGCAGCGCTGTACTTTGGCCTAATCTTCAATCATCGCGAAATAATCCATTTTGGCATGGTGGTTTAGAATTCTTCTATGGAGAAAACGATGAATTTAGTATAGAAGTAGAACCTGACGAAGGATATACCGCAGAGCAAGTTCTAAATGAAGTAATGCCTAATGGAACTAATATAACATCAGTTATATATGATGACGTGATGAAAAAAGTAATATTCCAAGTAAAGAATATAGATAAAAAATTCGAAAGCAATATTCATTTAAGTCAATTAAGTATGGTAGAAAACCAAACAAATTGGATTACAAAGAAGTTAATGGTAGGAAGGATAAATCAGATAGAAATACTTAAAGATTATGTATTTAAGCACGACGTACGAACACCAAATAATATTGCTTATGTAGCTACAGAATTAAACGGTATTGAGGCAGTATTTATACGTTGTTCAAATATTTCGAACAATTTATGGAAAGATGAACCTTATTACAAAATTAACGTTTGTAAAATAGAGTTAAGAAAAACTGAAAGACAACTTTGGCTCTATAGAAAAACAGAAGATGGTTTAAGTGAATACGTTTATTACAAACTTGATTTAGATATTAAATACGCTACTTCTTATCATGAGAGAATATATAACCAAACTTATGATGTAGGAGTAGTTGGTACTGCATTAGCTCATTGTGCTATGTATATAAAAGCAACAGAACCTATCACAGATAGTTCTAATATAAATGACATATTAAATAGTTTTGAAGGATACTTAAAGGAGGAAAAATAATATGGCATATGTGAAAACAAATTGGGTTGACGGTGTTACCCCTTTAAACGCCGCTAATTTGAATCATATCGAAGAAGGCATTGAAGCAGCCGGACAAGGTTCAGGCTCCTTAAATATTGAAAATGGCTCAACGGTTGGTTCTTTAGAACAAGTATTTGATGGAACAACATTTAGTTTCGTAAATCCAAATTCACCATTAGGTGGAACAACTGTTACTATAGGTATTACTTCTGGTACTTATGCAGGTATGTTTGGTGGAAAGGGTAGAGTTGAAGGAAAAAGAGGATTTGTTAACGGTACTCAAGTAGTTGCTTCAGGTAACTATTCTCACGCAGAAGGTAATAACACTCATGCAGATGGAGTTAACTCGCATGCAGAAGGTATTCAAACATATACTAATGGTTCCGCAGCTCATGCCGAAGGTAGTTCAACAGCAGCAACTGGAACTGCAGCACATTCCGAAGGTTATGGAACTCATGCAGATGGTGTTTATACTCACGCCGAAGGTTCTACAAACTTTGTATTAGGTGATAATGCTCACGCTGAAGGTGGAAGTAATGTTATTGGCGTTTATTCAGGACCTTCTCCAACACCGGGTCCAGCTCCAGAACCAGGAACAGCAGTGCATCCAGAAGGTATGGGATCTCACGCCGAAGGTAATAATAACTTAATTACAGGTGCATATTCTCACGCCGAGGGTCAAGGAAATAGAATAACTTCTAATAGAGCGCACGCTGAAGGTAACGGCAATACAGTATCGGGATTGTTTGCTCATGCCGAAGGCAATAATTGCGTTGCTGAAGGAGAGGGAGCGCACGCAGAAGGTCTTAGTTCACATGCTGTTAGGAATTATAGTCACGCTGAAGGTGCTGCGTGTTATGCTAACGGAATGTATTCTCATGCTCAAGGACAAGATTCTGCTGCAAATGGAACAGCAAGTTTTGCTTCAGGATATCACGCAGTTGCAAATAGAAATTATCAAACAGTAATTGGAACATACAATTTAGGTCAATCTCCAAATACTTTATTTGAAGTTGGTAATGGAACTGCCGATAATGCAAGAAGCAATGCTTTTGAGGTCTACAAAGATGGCACTTTAGGTATTCCAAACTTTAATAGTAATGGAGTAAGAATTGGAACTAAACGAATTAAATGCATTAACGGAATTCTAACTGTTATTGATTAAAATGACTCCTTTAATAAACTGATTAGTTTTCTTGACTTTTAATTAAAAATTCATTATAATATAATTAGATAAATAAGGAGGAAAGTTATGGAATATAAATTAAAATATAGCGGCGAGGAAGTAGAAGCCATATTAGATACAATTTACGGCTTAGGCTTAACTTCCGAACAAATACTAGCTAAATTGAATAGTGTAGACACTAAAGCTGCAGAAGAAGATTTAGGTAATGAACTATTTACTTTAACAAATCCAGACATTATATTAGATATGCAACGTGGATATAAATTAGGTAAGATAATCTTCATGCATATAGTGTTTAGAAGAGTTGCAGCACCTGCATCTACTACCATTGAAACTATAGGTAGATTAAATACTCATGCAGCTCACAATCATTCATTTATAGCTTGTGGCTATAATGCGAACACAGGCAATCTTGTAGAAGAAAGTGCTGTATTAAGAACTGATGGTGATATATTAGTTCACTTTACAAAAGCATCAGCAACTTCTAATGTAACGTTCGATTTATGTTTCTTCTTTGTAGCTAGTCAGGAGGAATAATTTATGGATATCTTAGGAATGACAATTACATTAGGTAGTTTAATTACTATCGTAGGCGGCTTGATTGCTCTATCTAATTTCTTCGGAAACAAAACTAAAAAAGCTAAAGATGAAGAAGCTCGGTTAGTTAGAATAGAATCTATGCTTACCCAAATTGAACAAAATACAAGTAACTTAAATACTCGGGTTGAAAATCACGATCACTTACTTACAAAGCATGAGAGTCGTTTATGTGTGGTCGAATCCAAATTGAAAAAGGGAGGTAAATGATTATGTCAATTGTTGAGATTATTGAACTAATTGGTTTAATAGTTGTTACGTTAGCATTGATTGTTACTCTTGTAGTTGCTCTTATTAGAGGAGATATGAAAAAGTTTATTGAAGAAAAAATGGCTGAAGCTGAAAAGCTTGAGCTCACTGGAAAAGATAAACTTAATTATGTTGTTGAAGCCGTTAAAGAGAAATACAAGATTATGACAATTATTTGCAATGTCAAAAAAGTAATCGAGCATATTATTGAACTTTCAAAACAAATAAATTATAAGAAATAGATTATACAACCTTTGGCTCTGGTGGTATAATAAAAGAGGGGTTTGATCTCACCCCTCAGGAAGATGGTTAGCTGTCACTTGCTAGCCATTTTCTTTTGTTGACTTTTCTTGTTGGATAACTTGTTCAACCAACCTAATACAATCACTTAAAATCATCAATTGAGAATCTAATCTAATATATTCTATAGGATTGGTAGTGTTTGTTAATCGTCCCTCTAGGTTTTGTAATTGTTGCTTGTATATAGCTAATAGTCTTTCCATAGCTTTCCTTTCTAAGCATCTGTATGCTTTTTATTATCGCTTGGTATCGCTTCCGGATCCGCTAACATTTCATCTAACTCAGCTTCAGTTAGAGATTTCTTAGGTGGCTTATTTTCGCAAACAAACCAGAAATAATCAAACTCTTTAAAGTAGAAATTATCATCAGCATTCGGACAAGTAAAATAACTATTTCTATCTGGATAAGTTCTATGTAAAGTTACCTTACCAGGAAATACCATTTGGACAGGAACATCCTGTTCGTCTATTTGAGCAAAGATATAAATAACCAATTTGCCTTCTAAAATCTTTTCAATTATATCTTCGGTCAGTTTCTTCCTTTTCGTACGTTTTTTCATAATCTTACCTCCTTTCCTGCATTATAGTTTCAACTACTTGATTTATCTCTGGAAGTCTCCAAGCTATAAACTCGCACACTTCTTCAAGATCAAACTTCTTTTGGTATACTCTACCTTGAGTATCTAGCAAAGCATGAACTACCTCATGTCTTAGTATTAACTCCGTTGTAATCATTGATAAGTCATTTCGTATCAATATTTGGAAATCATTACATCTTGTTTGGCCATCGTTACCTTTTATAACTTCCTTGTCTACGAATTGAATATCCCAAGTATATAATCCTATTCTTTGTTTCATTTCTTCATCCTCCTTATTTCTTTATGAATCCACTTTTTGATTTTATTCTTTTTATGTTTTGATAAGTTTCTAAAAGCTTCAAGACATTTTTTATCATATTCCATGGCTATAGCTTTAGCAATTTCCATCATAAAGCTTTCTGTAGTACTGTGAAATTCTTCAACATCATCCATATGATCTACTTTTAATTCCATATTATTCTTCGTCCTCCATAACTGGATCTAATAGCTCTCTGGCATCGTGACCTTTGTCTAATTGAACTCTTTCAATTCTCACATCGATTGATCCCATACATTGTAATATATAAAAGATAGGTTTGCGAGTTTGTCCAGTTCTCCAAATACGTTTTTCAGCTTGTTCATTATCTGAAGCTGTCCACTCTCTATCTATAAAGATTTCATACCTACAATTTTCTTGAAGTCCATCAATACCTTCTTTTAGAACTCCAAATGTTCCCATTAAGACTTGAGTATCGGATTTGTTCCATCTACTAATAGCAGCTTGTCTCATAATAGGTTTTTGTTTAGCTTCTATTCTTTCGTATCTAATTTTCTTTGACTTTAAGAATAATTCCAACTGATCAATAGTTCTTGCATACTTACTAAATATAACGACTTTTTCATCAGTTCCATCAAGCCAATCTTCAATCCACTCAAACTTAACATTATTCAATTTATCATCAAACAATTGTGGGTTACTTGCAAGTTGTTGTAATCTTACAGCTGCTTCTATTGCGCTCGTAACTTTAACGCCATGATCCAAAAGATATTCAGTATCAATGACTTTTTGTTTCAATAGTTCATCATATTCGCCTTGAGTCTTGATATATAACTTTTTGACTTTAGGATCCATTTTCAATCTTACTTTAATATATTCAGGCTTATCTATGTTTCCTATATCGTGTTCTTTACCTCCTACACAATATAAACTCAATAAGTCTTGTAAGTTCGAAACCATTAATTTATTCTTTGTTAAGCCTTTAGCTTGCCAACCCCATTGATCTCTTTGCATATCGCAAAAGGCGAATTGAAAATCAGTAAAATTAGTTATTGATTCTACGTCCAACCATTTAAGCTGAGCGGCGAGATCTTGAGGTCTATTTTTAACTGGTGTTCCTGTGAGACACATTCTATTAGTGCTTTCTAATGCAAAACACGCTGCAGTAATTTTAGAAGTCATCTTTTTAATTTTATGAGATTCATCTATTACAACTAAATCCCAATCAAACGAAAGAGCTGTATCGTATATTTCTTTATTATATAATTGATGATAATTAGTGATCCACCAAGTTCCGCAATCTAAATAACTCGGCCAATACTTTTTCAATTGCATATGCCATGTTTCAATAACTGACTTTGGACAAATGATTAATACTTTGAAATCTTTCTTTAGGACAATCTTAATCCATAAGATAGTTTCAATTGTCTTACCATATCCTGGTTTGTTGATGTTTAATGAATTACCTCTTACTAACAATTTTGATAAGTCTTCTATTTGATAATCCTTTAGTTGAAAATCTTTTCCTATAGTTCCTTTGACTCTTGCCTCAGATAAAGCAGCTTCGCAAAGAGCTTTAGTCTTTTCAATTGATAAAGGTTCAATTTCGAATTGTTCTTTTCCCTCAGCAATCATTAAATTATAAACGCAAGAGACCATTTGGTTACCTTTTGTTTCTCCCAATAGCTCTCTTTCTCTACCATTCTCTTTGACACTACGAGGTATTTCTATTCTTATTAATCTTTTCATATATAACTAATCCTCCTAATATAGGTTTTTTACCCTTAAATCCCCGCCTATAGCCATTTTTTATATTAATATAACTATTTATATTAACCCTAATTTTAGGCCCTTTATTTAAGGGATTTTCTATATCGTCATTTTATGAATCTGCCACCAAACAGTTTGTAATAAGTATATAATCTATATGCATCTCTAACATGTTCAGTAATCTTCTTTTCGCATTCCCATTTTTCAAAAGCTTTATAAGTTTCAGCATTAACAATTTTTATATCCTTATAGTGAGGATCTTTTGGATTGTCTGTAAACCCACAATACTCTTTGCTTGATGGAAATATCTCATTCAATTCTAATCCATTTACGTAACAATATAATTTTATAACACCAATAACTTCGCTTACAAAGAATTTATTGCCTGCTAACTTTTTCGCTGCACTTGCTCTTAAAGCAAATACTTCATAACATACTATATCAGGTTTGAAATGATTTAATAATTCCCACACATATTGATTTCGTTTAGAACCAATTATTGTGCAACCTAATGTATTACCGTTTTTCAATTTTATAATAACACCTACATGATCGCCCGGATCCAAGACAATTACTGTCTTATTATCGAGATTCATTTTTATTTGGCTAAAATCAGTCTTCATCGTCTTTATGCCTCCAATAAACTATTAAGGAACATAATACAACTAGCACGTTTAGACTACCCCAAACAATTAACAATATTTTCCACCATGTCATATTATTCTTCCTCCTCGTCATCTTCATACCAATCAGGTTCAGATAAGTCCCCGTAATTATCTCCTACTTCAACATCTGCTCTGAATGGTAAGTCTAATCCTTTAAGATATTGTTTTGGAACGTTAGCCATAATCTCTTGACATTTTTCAGATATGCGTTTAACGTCTTCAGGTCTGGCTTCAATAACAATACTATCGTGAACCGTATTAATTAAATATGCGTCCAACTTTTGTTCTTCTAACCATTGTCCTATTTCTATTAAAGAGTGAATAGTTAAATCGTTAGCCGTTGATGAGATTGGAAAGTTAACTGCTTGATTTTGAACGTGATGAACTGAATCAGCTGTTACAAAATAACGTCTACTTCTACCGAATGCAGTTACCCAAACATCTTGAGGATCACTCATCGCCATATTATGACACTTTGCAATATAGTCTTTAACTCTAGGATTTGCTTCAAACCACAATTTTAAGAACCCTCTAGCTTCTGCCATACTAATTCTCAATTTTCTTGACATACCTCCGGCTGTACGACCATATGGAATACCGAAGTTAATAGTTTTAGCAATGGTTCTTTGATCCTTATTATGTTCATCAAACTTATCCTTGAATAATCTCTTTTGAATTTCTAAGTGCAAGTCCTTACCTTCGATATAACATTTTTTAAGATGTTCATCTCCACTGATATAGGCAAGAACTCTTAACTCAGCTTGCGAATAGTCTAATTGAATATATTTATATCCTTCTCTAGCTTTGAACAATCTTTTGATTTCACTATTGCGAGGAATATTTTGCATATTAGGATTAGCTGAACTTAATCTACCTGTTTCCGTTCCATGAAGCTTAAACTCACAGTGAATAACGTTATCAGTATCTTTTCGTTCCCATAATCCATATACATAAGTTTTCAAATACTTAAGATTTTTACGATATGCTAATATCTTTTGCAATCTAACGTCATCAGGATATTTTAATAATAAATTCTCCATTGTATCTTTGTCTGTAGTTTCAATATAATCATATGGAAATGCTGCTTGCAACCATTGCTTTAATTGAACAGGTGAAGTTATTTTAACATCTGGAATTAGTTGCTCTAATTCATCTTCAAGATCCAATCTTTCAAACTCTAACTTGCATCTTAATTCTTCCCAATACTCCATATTAAGAACCATACCACGCTCAATCATCTTCGCATAATACTTTGATGCTACAATTAACTTTTTATAAATAGGAATACTTTCAGGTCTCATTAAATCTTTGAATGTATAATACAACTGTAAAGTTGCACAAACGTCATAACAACAATATTCAGCTAACCAATCTTGATCGAAGAAACCATATTGGAAATCTTTTAACTTAATTTTATTTTGTCTACAATATTGATGTTTCCATTCGTCTAAAGGTTTCTCCCATTCAGGAAACCCTAAATAGAGTTGAGCCATTTGTTTTAACCCGTGAGTTCCTTT